AAAGGTTATTTTATTGATGAAGCTCATTGTTCCAAACCAGATGAACGAAATCCGCTTGGCGGACTACCAACGCTTTGTGCGATTGGAAGGCGATGATGAATTTCTATCACGCAAAGCACTTGAAATCTTCTGCGGCCTATCTATGGATGTCATCCTTCAGATGAAGTCATCCTCACTCAACAAGGTCAACGATGTGCTGATGAAGTCGTTTGCGGAGCGACCACCATTAAAGCAGCGGTTCTTCATAGACAAGCAAGAGTTTGGGTTTATCCCATCGCTGGAAGAAATCACGGTAGGAGAGCTGAATGACGTTGATACATACATCTCAGACTGGTCAAAGATGCACAATGCTATGGCGGTGCTATACCGACCAATTACGGCAAAATTCGGAAACCGATACGACATAGAGAAGTACGAAGGCTCTGACAAGTATGCTGACAAAATGAAGGGCATAAGCCTTGACATTGCTATCGGTGCGATGCTTTTTTTTTGGACTTTAGGAAACGATTTATCGCAGGCTACCCTGAAATCTTTGGAGAAGGAGGAGGGGATGAATTTAGCCCCACTTCGCAGTTTTCTAAAAAATGGGGGTGGATACCAATATACTACCAACTCTCAGGAGGCAACCCACTCAAGTTTGAAGAAGTAGCACAGATGTCAGCAGCATTCGCATTTACCTATCTGACATTTGAAAAAGACCGCATAGAAACCGAAAATAGACTATTAGAAAAACAACTGAAACGATGAGGCAGTTTTACGATATCACCACCAAGCTCAAGGACACGCTTCAAGCGCATAGCCAAGTCAATGTGGTAACAACAGGCGATGTATACGATGTAGACCTAAACAAGCAGACGATATTCCCATTGTCTCATATTATGGTCAACCAAGCCTCTTTTGAGGGACAGGTAGTGCGTATGAGTATAAGCCTCATTTGTATGGACGTGGTAGACGAAACAAAAGAAGACCCACGAAGCCAAGCAGAGCCGTTCTACGGCACTTCTAACGTGCAAGACATACTCAACACCCAACTCGCAGTAATCAACGACGTGGTGCAAGAATTGCGCAGAGGGCAGTTGTACTCTGACTTGTACCAACTTGACGGCAACCCAACGTGCCTTCCGTTCACGGAGCGTTTTGAAAACCTGCTTGCTGGTTGGACTGCTACGTTTGATGTTCTTCTTTCTAACACCGAAATCAGCGTCTGCTAATGCAACTTCGGCAGGATATGGTGAAGGCAAGCCTTGAGAAGTTTGCTAATGGCGTTGTAGAACAGGCAAAGGCCAATCTTGCTCGTGAGAATAAAAACGTAACTGGAACGCTTGCTAACTCGCTTCAGTATGAGATTGAGGTCGGGGCAAACTCTATCTACCTACGATGGAAGATGGATGAGCTTGCTCCTTATTGGAAGTTTCAGGACTATGGTGTAAAAGGTAAAACGTCATCTAATAAAGCTCCCAATAGTCCATTCCGATTCGGGACGGGTAGTAGCGGTATGAAAGGTGGATTGACTCGTGCTATCAACCAATGGGTGCGCAGCAGGAGATTCCAATTCCAGAGCCGTGAGAAAGGAACGAAAGGTCAGTTCTTGAGCTATGATGCTACGGCATTCCTAATTACCAGAAGCATCTACAACAAGGGCATCCGCACCACGAGCTTCTTTACCAAACCATTTCAATTGAATTTTGAGCAACTTCCCACCGAAATTGCGCAGGCTTATGCGCTTGAGGTTGCTGACTTCTTACGATTCACGTTGCAACAGAAACCACAACAATGAGTACACCTGTATCAGCGACACCAGCATCTATTGCTACGGCTCGCAGCCCCATCTTCATCACGGGCAAGAATAACACGCTACCCAACGACTCGCTGGATGCGATGAGCGTGAACATTAGCTCGTACACGGGAACACAAACGCCCGTAGTAAGCCCAACGACCTACACGCTATCTAAGAACTACTCCATCAACGAGGTCATCAACTTTGAGATTTCCGACTTGGTTCGTGAGAAGTTCCAGCATCCATTCGGCAAGGCATTCATCACCGAACCAAGCGCATCCGAAACAGGCGAAGCGGTATGGGTACGCAGAACGGGTGACTGGACTTATTCTAATAACGGAGCAGCACCCGAAAGCGGAGTAATTGGTACAATTTACTTTTTGGCTCTTGATGGCTACAAATCTTTAGGAGAACTCCAAAACGCAGGAGTCACTCAAGCAGGACTTGTAACCTCACGACCATTCCAAGTGCTTGCAGGCAACTCACAGAGCCTTGCCGTATCGTACAATACCTACTCAGGCGTTAACGGCTTTACGATTGAAATCAACGGAGTAGAGTACTGGTTCTCGCTCAAGGATGAACTCGGATGGGCTAACACAACCACGACATCTACGCAGATGGTCATTTACATTCCGAGTGGGGTAACCAACGTAGCAACATTCTTGGGCGTAACACCCACCGATGACTATACCATCAATCTGCTTGTCAACAACGAATGCGTCAGCTACAATGACCGAGTAAAGTCAGATGGCGGAGTTGTAGAAGGATTTAACTGCCTATGCGAAGCGGTAGACGCTCTTGGCGGCAACGATGACAAGGTAGCCTACGACTTTGAGGTGGTATGTGAGCCTAAGTATGACCCATACCTAATTCAGTTCGTAAACAAGTACGGAGTATCTGACTACCTCACGTTCTTCAAGAAGTCAACCGAGCAGGGTAACTTCACGCAAGACCAATACCAAAAGAGCATCTATGCGGATGCTTATACGGATGTTAACTACTTGAACGGCAAATACCAATCGTTTAATATCAATTCTCGCAACACGCTAACGCTCAACACGGGATTCGTGGATGAATCGTATGGTGCTATTATGGAGGAGATTCTGATGAGCGAGAAGGTAGCCGTATACGAGGATGGGCAATGGGTTGCTATCGTTCCAAATCGTGGAACTATTGACTACCAGAAGTCCATCAACGACAAGACCATCAATTACACAATGAGCTTCACCTATGCGTTTGACCAACGGATGCTTGTACGATGAATAAGGTTGATATTTATGTCAATGGTCAACGGCTTGATGTATTCCAAGATGAGGAGATAAACCTCAACATCTCGGTGCAGAATGTTCAGGACATCAGCAAGGTATTCACCGACTTCACGCAAGGGTTCACCATTCCTGCTACGCCAACGAATAACGCCATATTCGGACACTACTACCGCACCGATGTAAGCGGCACTTTTGATGGCCGCCTGCGCCAATCTGCGTTTATTGAGATTAACTCGTTGCCGTTTCGCTCTGGCTCAGTAGAGCTTGAAGGAGTGCAACTAAATGGTACTGAACCATACGCATACAATATTACGTTCTATGGAGGCTTGGTAAACCTCACCGACTTATTTGGTGATGACTACCTATACGACCTCAACTTCAGCGCATACGACCACGCTTATACGGATAATGCAATCTTTGACCGATTCACTACCGAATACGACAATGCGTTCTTTTATCCGCTGATGAGTCCTGTAAAGAATTGGTTTTACAATTCAAGTAACAGCAGTCACGATGATTCAAATATAGCTTGGCATAACCTAAGCGAAGCGCACGGAATTCACTACTACGAGTTGAAGCCTGCGATGAAGGCATACGCTATATTGGATGCGATAGAAGCAAAATACGGAATCACCTTTACGGGTTCATTCTTGTCGGCCAACCCATTCGTAGACCTATCGCTATGGCTTCACCGCTTTGAGGGTTATATGTTCTCAAGTGGCAATGACATTGAATGGAGGCTCATTAATTTCAACCGAAACACAGGCAGCGGTAGCCAATTCAATCTGACTACCGAAACGTGGACAGTACCAGAGAGCAAGGAGTACGACCTTGACATCACGATGGCTAACGTAGACCAGCCATACGAACTTGGCGTGTTCCGCAATGGTGTGTTTGACTATTCTATTTTGGTAGATGCACATCCTGCTTCATCGGTTACAAGTACGATGGAGAATCTGCTATACACGGAAGGTGATGCCATTCAGTTATTCATCCGACCACAGGTAGCAGCACAGATGAACTATCAATGCACCGACTATTCAGGCATTAACTCTTTAGCTGGTGTTGAGTTCTCGGTAGACCAAACGCTTGCTGCGGTGTACACCTTCAATGTGGTTGTTTCTGACTTGATGCCTGAAATCAAGGTCAAGGATTTCCTTGCTGGTATTCTTAAGATGTACAATATGGTAATCGTACCGACTACATCTACCTCCTTCTTGCTTCAGCCGTTGGATGATTGGTACGCAGCAGGAAGCGACAAGGACTACCAACAATACTTTGACATTACGGAGTACTCGGTAAACCGACCTCCGCTATTTAGGGAGATTGAGTTCAAATACCAAGACACGGAGCAGATACTCGGCTTCCAATACCAAAAGGTTAACAATACAGGGTTTGGTGACCTTCGCAACTTCTTTGCATTTGATGGTGAGGAGTTCATCATTGAAGTTCCGTTTGAGTGTCCATTGTTTGAGAGGCTTACCGATTTAGACACGGGAGTATTAACCAACGTACTTGTCTACAAGAGCATCACGGAGAATACAAACGAGGATGGCACATTTAACAAATACTTAGGTGCGCCTGTTGTTTTTTACGCTTCGTATGGTGATTACAACATCAGTTCCAACCCCGTTGCTTTTGTTAACTCGGACAATACAAGCAGCAGACAGGTGGACTATTGTTGGTATGCTAATACATCCAATCTACCAACAAGCGCAGGAGCATCGTACTCCACGTGCTTTGGTGCAGATATTGACCCATACCATTTGCAAAGCGTAAGCCGTAGTTTATACAATACGGAGTGGGTTGACTATATCACCGACCTTTATAATGCTAAGCGCAGAGTCTTTCAAGTAGATGCAGTTCTACCACTTGGTGCTATGCTATCTATGAACCTGCAAAATGCAGTAATCTGGAACAACAACAAGTATATTGTCAATTCCGTGCAGGTGGGTTTGACTACGGGAAAAGCAACATTTGAACTCCTTAACGTAGTATGAAGAAAGGATTTATAGGTTATTTAGTAGACGTACTTCAGTCGGACGATTGGGTTGGAGTTAGTGAGAATGTTGAAATCGCAAAAGGCAAATACCACATACCCAGCAACTGGCAAGACGCTAAAAAGATAATCAGAAGGCAATGGCTGAAGAAGTAAACATTAATATAAGCATCACCACGAATGCTGCTCCTGCCGCTGACAAAATCACGAAGGAACTTGATGGCGTAAAGAGAAAGGCCAAAGAGGTCAAGGATGAGCTTTCCGAAGCCTTTGACCAACCTGCTCAAGGCGATAGCAAAATCAAGCAGGGCACCCAAGACGTTGAAACATTAAAGAGGACGCTTCAGCCAATCAAAGGTCTTATTAATGACCTTACTGGCGGAATGTCAGATGCGTTCTTTCAGGCGTATCAGTCGGTCAAGGCAGCAACGGTTGGTGTAAAAGGGCTTGACCTTGCTCTTAAGACCGCTGCTTTTGGTGTTGCTATCCTTGTAATCCAGAGCCTCGTTGAGTTATATGGCGAGCTTACCACTTCAGCAGAGGAAGAAGCAGAGGCTCTGAAGAAGGCTGATGAGGCTAAAAAACAATATATAGACACCACTCGCCAAGCTGCTGATGCTCTTGACAAGGAGCGCAAGGCTCGTGATGGTGCATCAAATGAAATCAAGCGTGAAGTCGCTGAATTGGAAGCATCTGGAGCAGCATCCGAAACAATATATGCAAAGCGCAAGGAGTTGCTCAATTCAGAGCTTCAAGACCTAATTGCTCGTCAGGCATTCTTATACGATGATGCAGAGGCTCAAAAGCAAATCTCTCAGGACATCCTTGACAAGCAGTCTGCACTCCGTGCGCTTGACTTGGCTGAGGACAAGCGTGTGCGTGATGCAAAAGCAGCAGCCGCAAAACAAGCAAAGGCAGACCGAGAGCGTGAGCGTCAGGAGGAGTTTAACCGACTGAACGCAATCATCGTCAGCAATAACTATTGGGCAGACGAGCTTCAGAAGGCCGTAGACAAGGGCAATGAGGCAGTACGTGCAAGAGGCCAATTCAGCGTTCAGCAGCTTGAGTTCTACCAAGACCAGCTTCAGCAGCTTGACGATGAAGACACTTGGGCAGCAGAAGAACGAATGATTCGCCAAGCAAGAGCAAGAAAGGCAGAATCTGATGCAGCAGATAAAGCACGTAAAGACGAGGTAGATAAAGAGAGAGCCTTCCGCCAACAACTACAAGACCTTGCCGTTGACTCTGCGCTCGGCACTATCGGTGCACTAAAGGAATTGAATGGCATCTACGACCAAACAAATAAAGAGGCATCAGAGCGAGCATTCAATCGTAACAAAGCGTTAAGCATTGCTGAAACGATTGTTTCTACTTATGCAGCAGCACAAAAGGCATACACCTCACAACTCATCATTGGTGACCCAACATCAGTTGTTCGTGGTCAAATTGCTGCGGCAGTAGCTATTGCAGGCGGTCTTGCTCGTGTAGCAGCAATTTCTGCAACAAAATTCCAATGGACTGACAAGGAGCCTACTGCTCCATCAATATCATCAGCTGCCGCAGGCGGTGGTGCATCAATTCCTGCTCCTCAGTTTAACATCGTTGGACAGAGTGGAACGAACCAGCTTGCACAAAGCATAGGAAGCCAATTTAACCAACCCATCCGTGCGTATGTGGTGGGACAAGATGTGACTACCGCACAACAACTGCAACGCCAACGAGTAAGAACCGCAACATTCGGATAATGAAACTTATTGAACTAATCTTAGATGAAACGATGGCACTCACTGGGATTGATGCCATCAGCCTCGTAGAGCATCCTGCTATTGAGGAGGACTTTATTGCACTCAAATCCGAGCGTGTAGAGTTCGCTGCACAGGATAACGAGAAGCGTATCTTAATGGGAGCAGCACTCGTTCCCAACAAACCCATCTACCGAGTAAATGGTGAGGAGGAGTTCTACGTTTACTTCAGCCAAGACACCATCCGCAAAGCGAGTGAGATGTTTTTTCAGAAGGCAAACCAGAACAACGCTACACTTGAACACGAAGTAGAAATCAACGGACTCACGGTTGTAGAGAGTTGGATTATTGAGGATGAGGTTCACGATAAGAGCAAGAAGTACGGATTTGATTTGCCTGTTGGTACGTGGATGGTTTCTATGAAGGTCAACAACCCAGAGATTTGGGATGGCTTCGTAAAGACGGGCAAGGTCAAGGGCTTCTCTATTGAGGGTTACTTCGTTGACAAGATGAACTTCGCCAAGCAGGAGATGGAGCGTATTGAGGAGCAAGAGGCGGCTCTGCTGCTATCGCAAATCGTAGCCATCATCAAGAAGGATGGTCGCAAGAAGTCAGGTAAGCGTATGGAATTGGAATCCTACTCGGACTACCCACAAGCGGTACGCTCTAACGCCAAGCGTGGTATCGTGCTGAACGAGAAGAACGGAAACAAGTGCGCTACGCCTGTTGGTAAGGTAAGAGCGCAGCAGTTGGCGCAAGGTAAACCCGTGAGCGTAGAAACCATCACCCGTATGTACTCGTACCTGTCAAGAGCCGAAGAATACTACGATGAGAACGACACCAACGCTTGCGGCACTATTAGCTACCTCTTGTGGGGAGGACTTGCTGCAAAGCGTTGGGCTGAATCTAAACTTAAAGAATTGGGCAAACTATGATACGACCACAAAAGCTACCCGTAGCCTCACCACGAGGCGGCAACAGAGGATGCCTCTGTAAGGATAACACCTACTCACGTAAATGCTGCGATGGCTCTCTTCCCGCTCAGGGCATAGGCTCATTGACTGGTCAAGGTGATGTAGAACTCAATCCATAAAATGTTACAAATAACCAACCCTCTTTTATTTAGTTAGATATGAAAGCAAATAATATCCTTAACCGCATCCTTGCCGAACTTAGCTCCATCCGTGAGGTTAAGTTTGAGCAAATGACTCTTGAGAACGGTGCCGTTCTTGAGGCTGAAGTATTTGAAGCAGGAAACGAGGTATTTGTCGTAAGTGGCGAAGACCGTGTTCCCGCTCCTGTTGGTGAGCATCTTCTTGCTGATGGCCGTGTATTGGTTATCGCTGAAGAAGGTGTAATCGCTGAAATCAAAGAGAAGGCTGAAGAAGTAGAGGAGAAGGTAGAGATTGAAGTTGAGGCTTCAGTTGAAGAACCTGCTACCGAGCTTGCTGAAGTTGAAGTAAAAGAAGAAGCTCCTGCCGTTGCAGCCATCGTGGAGAAAGTCCTTGAGGAGATTGCAATGATGCGTGAGGAGATGAAAGCAATGCGTGAGGAGATGGGCGGCTACGCCAAGAAGGAAGAGATGGCTGCCGTTAAAGCTGAGCTGTCTGCTGCACCTGCTGCTAAGCCCATCAAACACAACCCCGAAAAAAAGCAAGTCAACAAGGTAGAATTTAACCGCCCTGCAAAGGCGATTGACCGAGTCCTTGCACGTCTTAACAAATAATAAAACCCGAAAATGGCTACGACCACTTCAATCACTACTTCGTACGCTGGACAATTTGCCTCCAAGTACATCTCTGCTGCTCTGTTGAGCGCAGACACGCTGGACAAGGGACTCATTGAGATCCTTCCCAACGTAAACTTCAAGACCACCCTGCAAAAGGTTAACACCAACGACATCGTAAAAGACGCTACTTGCGACTTTGACGCTACGTCTACCTTGACCTTGACCGACCGTGTTCTTGAGGTTGAACCGTTCCAAGTTAACCTGCAACTCTGCAAGAAAGACTACTACGATTCTTGGATCGGTGGTCAAATGGGCTTCTCTGCTTACGATAGCATCCCTGCTTCTTTTGCTGACTTCCTTATCGCCCACGTTGCTGCCAAGACTGCCCAAAAGATTGAGCAGAACATCTGGAATGGTAACGCTGCTTCTGCTGGTGAGTTCTCTGGCTTCCTGTCTTTGATGGCTGCTGACTCTGACGTTATTGACGTAACTGCTACTACCGTAACGGCTGCTAACGTAATTACCGAGCTTGGCAAGGTTGTAGACGCTATCCCTGCTGCCCTTTACGGCAAGCAGGACTTGACCATCTACGTTCCGCAAAACGTGGCTAAAGCCTACGTGCGTGCGCTTGGTGGCTTCGGTGCTTCAGGTCTTGGTGCTAATGGTGTTGAAAACAAAGGCACGATGTGGTACGGTGACCAACCCTTGTACTTTGACGGAATCCGTGTAGCTATGGTTAACGGTCTTCCTTCTAACAAGATGGTTGCTGCTGAATCAAGCAACCTTTTCTTCGGATCAGGACTCCTGAATGAGAGAAACGAAGTGCGCCTGTTGGACATGTCGGACCTCGACGGTAGCGATAATATTCGTGTGATCTTGCGCTTCTTCGCAGGTGTTCAGTACGGTATCGGAACTGACGTAGTTCTCTACTCTTAATCCGAGTACATAGATTAAACCACGAGGGGGTGTGGGTTCTGCCCCGCCCCCTTTTTTAATTCAAACAACAAACAATGGCTTGCGATTTAACTAAAGGGCGGAAGGTTCCGTGTAAAGATGTAGTAGGCGGTATTTATGCCGTTTACTTTGTAGACTTTGGTGACTTGGGTACTATCACCCTCACCAACGATGAGGTGACCGATATTAGCGGTACATTCTCTGCATACCAATACTTGGTAAAAGGTAACTCATCTTTTGAGCAGGCCTTCAACTCAAGCCGTGAGAATGGTACTACCTTCTTCACGCAGACGTTGAACCTGACCTTGACCAAGCTTACCAAAGAAGATAACAAGGAGTTGAAGCTCTTGGCCTACGGCCGTCCGTACGTTATCGTACAGGACTACAACGGCAATGCATTCTTGATGGGTAAGAACTACGGAGCAGAGGTAACGGGCGGCACTATCGTAACAGGTGCTGCTATGGGTGACCTTTCTGGCTACACGCTTGTAATGGAGGCTCAGGAGCAACTTCCTGCTAACTTCATCGCAGGTGCTACGACTGCTAATCCGTTTGCTGGACTTGCTTCTGCTAACGACACGATTGTTGTAGGTACGAATTCGTAACCTATATTTGTCTTGTGCTATTGAACGGAATGGCGCAAATGGATGGAGAAGGGGGGCGAAAGCCCCTCTTTTTTTATACAAAAGTTTAGGCAGAGGTTATTTAGTTGAGATGCATATTCTACAAGTATCGGCTTTGCCTCAAACAATTACCATCATCCCTCGTGAGTTTGTTTTTTCTCAAGAGGATTTGGATTTTTACTTTGAGCGTGTGTTGCTTGATGATGGTACGCTTGAGGGCGTATTATGCGTTGAGAGCGCATTAAACAACCTTGATGGTGTTACGCTACTCTTGACCGATGAAAGCACCAACACAACCGCTACAATCAATCCTACGATTGAGGAGGCCAACGGCTTTATGTACCTGACTTCTACCTTTACATTGGTCAACAACCGATTCTACGGACTGAAGGTATTTTACGATGGAGATTTAATCTACCGAGATAGGGTCTTCGTAACGCCACAAACTGACTACGCCAAATTCACGGTAAACCAAAATGTCTACACGGAAGAAACAAGCTACGACAATGACTACATCATCATCTAAAGTCCACGTTGTAAACCTATCCTCTTACACCACCCCTAACATCAGCGAGGTGCAGGGTAAGGATTGGGTGCAGTATGGCGATGACAATAACTACTTCCAATACCTAATTGACCGATACAACGGATCCCCAACCAACAACGCCCTAATCAATGGCGTAGTTGACTTTATCTATGGTGAGGGATTGGATGCTACGGATTCTGCTCGCAAGCCGAGTGAGTACGCAGCCATGAAGGGATTGTTCAATAAGGACTGCGTTCGTAAGCTCGTTGCCGACTACAAGATGATGGGGCAATGTGCTATCCAAGTCATCTACTCGCAAGATCACAACACGATTGTAGAGGTAGAGCATTTACCTATTGAGAGCCTCCGTGCCGAGAAATGCAATGAAGATGGCGAGATTGAAGGCTACTATTACGCAAAGGATTGGGGTGCAGTAGCGCAACGTAAAGAAACGCCTGTACGCATTCCTGCGTTTGGAACGAGCAAGGAAGGTCTTGAGGTATTGTACATCAAACCCTACCGAGCAGGATTCTACTACTACTCACCTGTGGACTATCAGGGGGCGTTACCTTACGCTGAGCTTGAGGAGGAGATTGCCAACTTCCACATCAACAACATCCAGAACGGACTCAACCCTTCAATGCTCATCAACTTCAACAACGGAGTACCGAGCGAGGAGGAGCGTAGGTCTATTGAGATGCAGATTGCTAACAAGTTTAGCGGCACGAATAATGCAGGCAAGTTCATCTTGGCGTTCAACGACAATGCTGAATCTAAAGCAACACTTGAAACGGTACAACTGAGCGATGCTCACAACCAATATCAGTTCTTGTCCAATGAGGCAATGCAGAAACTGATGGTAGGCCACCGCATCACTTCTCCGATGCTTATGGGCATCAAGGATAACACGGGCTTAGGAAACAACGCAGATGAGCTTAAAACGGCTTCTATCCTGTTTGAGAACATTGTCATCAAGCCGATGCAAGAAACCATCTTAGATGGCATCAACAAGATTCTCTCGTACAACGACCTTAGCCTAAACGTATACTTCAAGACGCTTCAGCCGCTTGAGTTCAGCAACCTCGTTGTAGAGGATGCCGAAGTGGTGGAAGAAGAAACGGGAATCAAGGTTAGCGAGGCGCAGCCTGTTGGTGGCGTTCCTTCTGAGGCTCAAGAGGAGTTGATTCAGAAGGAGGCCTCGTACAACGGAGCGCAGATTGCAAGCTCGTTGGATATTATGCGAGCCGTACAGGAGGGCGTTCTTACACAAGACCAAGCCATCACGTTCCTTGTGCAAATGCTTCAGTTTGATCCTGCGGTTGCCAGTGCTTTGTTCGCAGGCAACGCATCAAACATCATCACGCAGATGAAGTCGCAGAAGTTCAAGAGCGATGTGCCTGAATTCACCGAAGAGCAAGAGAGCAAATGGCTTGAGCTTCTTGATGGTGTTGGAGAAGTCATCAACGAAGATGAATGGGAACTTGTAGATGAGCGACCCGTTGACTACGAAGCGGAGCAAGCGTTGAGCAAGTACGACTTTGCATCAACAGGCAGCGCATTCCCGAACGCTAAAAGCTCGCAAGATGGCGTAACAGAAGAAGGCCGCCAATACAAGGTACGGTATTCGTATGCTCCCGAAAGCACACAGGCTACGAGTCGTGAGTTCTGCAAGAAGATGGTATCAGCAGGCAAGGTCTACCGCAAGGAGGACATTGAGCGCATGGGAAGCCAAGCGGTAAATGCAGGATTCGGTGAGGGTGGCTCTGCTACCTACTCAATTTGGCTCTACAAGGGCGGAGCAAGATGCCGCCACTTCTGGATGCGTAAGACGTATCTCGCAAAAGCCGAAGGAGTAAAGCCAGACGTGGGAAATCCTAATGCGGAGGTGAGCGTTAACCAAGCTCGCAAAGCAGGAGTTGACTTACAAACGAACCCAAAGGATGTAGCTAAACGACCTACTGACATGGACTACTCAGGCTACACGGCAGAGTACGCTCGCAAGAACGGAATCCCTAAATAAGATAAGAAATGGCAACGGCACTTTGGATTAAGCGAGAGGATTTGGTGCGTAACACCGCACTCGGTGGCAACGTGGACACGGATAAGTTTATTCAGTTCATCAAGATTGCCCAAG